CAAGGAGACTTGCAAGCAGCGAAACGTAAGTCCCGGCGGCGCCGCGGACCTTCTCTCGGCCGCCTTATTTTTGCATCGAATCGAGAAAATTTTTCGTTGACAATTTTTTCCCTCCGTGCTATCCTACATAAGCCTTATGGCAAGAGGCTGATGTAGCACAGTCGGTAGTGCGTCGCATTGGTAGTGCGGAGGTCACGGGTCCGATTCCCGTCATCAGCTCTCAAATAAAAGCGCGTATCTGAGCGGAAACGGCTTAGATACGCGCTTTTTCTATGCTTTACAATGGTGAAAAAGGTGCCATAGCGGTGTGAAAAGGTACTGTAGTTGGGTACACATGCAACACGAATGCAACACGAAAAGAGGGCGCAGTCGCGCCCTCCGTGTTACTCCTGTTTCTGATTCGCTATGAACTCTCTCATAAGTCTCTGGATAGCCTCAGCTTGGCTTACCCCAGCGCTGTCACACGCCTGCTTAAACTCTTCTGCAAGCGAACGGTACATTCTAAAACTCCTAGAAATGTATCCGTTCTTCTCATTCCAGCGATCCTGTGCCCGCTTTTCACTCACCATTTTTTATGCTCACCTCCCGTTCCTCCACGCACGGTAAGCGACCCGTCCGAGCAACCCCGCGACTATAGCAATTACGATAATAACTTCAATGTTCATCTGTATTTTAGAATGAAGGTGTGGTATCTTTATTAAAGAGGAGGGGGCTTTCGCCCTCGGCTCTCACTTCCAGAGCTTGTCGATAATCAGTAGGATGAGCCCTGTGAGGAACCCGACAACTGCCTGAGCGGTCAAATCAGTCCAGTTGATCGGGCTTTTTTTATTTCCATCCTTCATTCTTTCCACCTCCTTTCTAAATACAGTATATCATACGGTGCACTGTATGTCAACATGTTTTTATAATAATTTGCGGGCACCCCTTCAGATGCCCGCCTTCATTTATTATGTATTATGGCGTGTAACGCTCCATCATCGGCAGAACAGAATCACCCCCGCGTGTTTTTCAACAGGTAAATTCCGCGCCGGATTGCCTCGGCCCGTGTCACGCGCTCCTTGGCGCAGTACGCTTCCAGAATCGTGTCCGCTTCGGCGTCCAGTCTCACATGGATCGGCCGGCCTTTAGGGTTGTCCGTCGGGCGCCCCATCTTCTTTTCTTCTGCCACTCTACCTCCCGTCCTCTTGCCGTTTTTCTTTCCCTATGGTACCATAAACAAAGGGACCGGCGGCGGCAAGCCCCGCCGGGGTTTTGTGGTTTAGAAGCCTTTACTGCTGGATAAGGGCTTCTATTTTTTTGACCGTTTCTTCCTTGACTCCGTCATCTCTCAGAATCTGGACAATCAGTTTCAGAACTGTCATGAACTCGATGTTCGTCATTTCCTCGTTCATCTTCTCTCCTCTCTGGCGCTTGCCTGCCGTACTCGTTGAGTGCTCTCTCAACTGTCTTTATTTTACACTATTGTAGCCCAAAAGTCAACTGTTTTTGCAAAAAAAATAGCGGGTTCCCTTTCGGGTACCCGCCATAAAATCTTGAGTTAAACTTAAGTTAACTTGAGTTAAATCGCAACCTCTGCTCCCGCCGGGAGCTGCTCTGTATCACGCGTGCTGTCCCAGCGGCCCTCGCTGTCTACATAGTAGTAGTACGGCGCTCCACCGACAGAGGGCTGTGCACCACGCACATACGCAGACTGTGCCATAAGCCCGGTGGAGGTCAGATAATACTGATTTCCTTCATGCTCCAGCCACTGCCCTGCAAGCATTCCGCCATCTCCGGCGAGGTAGTACCAGCCACCGCCTGACCGGAACCAGGCATCATGCAACATGAGCCCCGCATTGTCGAAGGCGTACCAGCGGCCACCTATGTGCGCCCACTCGCCCGCCAGCTGTCTGCCGGTCTCATCGATGTACATCCATCCGGCCGCACTCTGCTGCCAGCCGGTATGTGCTCTGGCTCTATGCGCAGCGCAGGCAGTATAGGCACACCAGCTTACGAACATCTGGCACCACGGCTGACCATCCAGTCCAAACCATTTTCCAAACTTCGTGAAATTTCCGGCTCCGGGATTTGCACTTTTCTGATCTAACTGCGAAGCGCTTGCCTTCTCGATATAGCCAGTCTCCGCTTTCGCCGCCTCAATCAGTTCTGCAGCTGTGCATGTATCAGTGCCATATTCAGGACGCCCGAAGCCACTAATCAGGTTACGACCGCCCACCTCGTTCGAGCGGAAGTTATAGCGCTTTTCTGCTACGCTGCCGCCGTCTCTGGAGAAATGCCTTCCCGGCGCAGTGTTGCCTTCGACCGTTGTGATCGTGACTGCACCAAGTATGCTGCGGCTCACGGCAGTCACAATGCCCACATGCGCCACACGCCCCATAGAAGCATGATAGAAATAGACGATATCTCCGGGCTCCGGGGACGTGTACCACCTACCCGACCTCACAAAATTGCTCTTGCCCGCCGGAGTATATGCGGTATAACCTCCGCAGAGCAGCCGCTCCCCCGCCTGATAGCTGTTCATTCTCCCGTCTCCTCATGGTGCTCCGGATGCTCACCATCCTTTTTCAAAACCTCAATGGCATTGACTACCACCGCCGGAATCGGGACTCCCATTCTGCCCGCGTTCTCGATAATCGAAATCGATTCATTCGCGATGAACGCGATAATCACTGCATCGCCGATAAAGTCGGATCCAATAGTCAAATCTAGGCGCTTTCCAATCAGTACAATTAAAAGTGTGACGCCCTTCCGGCAAAGCCCTTTCCAGCCAGCCAGGCTCTCGAGACGCCCGTCCGGCGTTTTCGGCGAGGCGTGGAAAAGCCCCGCCACAATGAGGCCTGTAAAATAATCAACTCCCATGAACACCACAAGCGTGATGAGCGACGCGCTCCAGCCGCCAAACAGAGACGCGATATAACCGCCAATGATGCCGATAGCTGCACAAAGCCACTCTTTCATTCTTCGTCCTCCTTTTCATCCTTCGCCCGCGCGTTGCTGTCAGTCGCGAGATCCTCGCGCCCCATCTCTTTCAATGCCGCTTTCACGCCAGCCTTAAATCGCTGCGCAATCTCCGAAAAGAACATTCTTCCTGCCACAATCTGCTGTGCAAAAAGCCGGCAAAGTTTCATTGCTTTCATGCTGTTTCCTCCGCCATCATCTCATTAATTGCTGCCAAAATCTCTGCCTTGATAGACTCTCGTTCCTGCTCGCTGTGCGCCACGGCCGCAGCTCTCTCCGCCCTACTCTCAGCTACCGCCTGCTTCAATTCCGCCTGCCAGCTTGCAGGTGTGCTCGATGTCACTACCTGCGGAGTCTCTCCGGAGAGATCCACCCTGTCCACCCGCTCGCCGTCCAGCACCTCAAACATCGATGCGCGTACTCGCGTGGCATCGTACTCGCCGATGGTGGCGAGCACATTGCCGTTTTCCCCATCATAGATTACCGTTGTTTTCATCTATCTCCTTTCTATGCTATCAGCTCTACGCGGCTCACGCCCGCCCTTACAAGGGCATCCTTTTGCGAAATTCTTTGTACCTGGGAAATCGTGGCGTCCACCATAATGATCACCGGCTCATTGAAGGTCTCAACCGGAATGTCGAATTGATAGACACCGGCATCATGCTGTTGAAGTCCTCCTGTCATTGTTCCGGCAGCGCCCTGAATGATTCTCGCCCCCTGATTTCCGCCAACAATTTTCATGAAACTCACTGTCATTGCGGCATATCCGCGTGATCCGCCCTGATACACAAATTTGCAATTCCTGATATCTATGAACGCAGTTACCCTGACTCTCTTGAACGCTCCGAGGTGTACCGTCGGTGTAAAAGCCCATGTCAGGCTATAGCTCGACGGCCTCTGACTCGATATTCCCGTATCCCCGAAATCTCCGACTTGCAGCGGTTTCCAAATCTGCGTCGTCGGATATCTAAATGATCCGCTCGCCCACCCCGAGATATGAGTACCGTCGAAATGGGCGTTTTCAAAAGGGACGCAAGATGCGGCATAATCCTTCATTGTTCCTGTCATGCCAAACATCGGTACACCCTCTCTCACATTCTGAGCAAGTGCGGTGCTACACGGTGCAAAGCACCACATCACTCCGGGTTCGACATATGTTCCTCCGAGAACGCGCATGTAAATCCCGCGCCCTTTTGCTCCGTAATCTCCGATGAACGCTGTGTCTTGGAAAGCATCCAGTACCTTCTGCCCTCCAATATCGCCTGAGGCGTGCCAAGTGGGAATTGTGCCCTCAACATTGATACCGTAAGCACAGGAGAATCTCGCCCCCTGTAAAACCTGCTCCTTGATAACATTTCCAAGAGCGGCAGCCTCGATAGTTACATGGGGTTTTCCGTCGCTCCGAGTGTAATACGCCGTTCTGTGCGGCAGTTCAACCCAGAAGGTATGATTGTTGCCGTCCAAACCGAACCACTGCGAATGATTGCCGCGGCCGTCTCCGTTTCCCATCGTATCAACTATCGGGATGCTACCGTCTACGCGTCGCCCATTGACCCACGCTGTTTTTCCAGACAGAATGTCTCCAGTCCCAGCGTTTCCGGCAGTCTGATCGGCAAGCGGAGCGGCGTTGACAACGCCGGTTCCATCGTGGTAGCCTCGCGCAATCTGGAGGTTCTCTCCGGCGCGGAGGGTACGGGACACCTGACCGTTGTTCGGCATAACTCCCACACCGATATCATCGTCTGTGTCCTCACCAACAAACTTTTTTCCCGCCAGCACATGGGCGGCGCGAGCGGTCAGCCCATCCGATGAGCCGCCGCCTCCGCCGGTACCGGCGATAATGCAATCTGCCATTTATACCCCCTCTCCGAGTAGCACGATATCCACGGCCGGGCGCTTCATGCAGGATACGCGGATACTGCCGTTTTGCGTGATTACGCTTTTCAGCTGGACCCTTGCCACCTGCTTGGCACGCGCCTCCGTGCTCTCCTCGTTCAGAACACCCCAGATCGGAGTGTAGTCAGCCTTCATATCCGGAACTGGAACCGTCTGCGAGTACGGAAAAGTCGACGTCCAAGCGGCTGCGGGTAACGCGACACGCCAGTTTTTCTTTACACCGGCCAGCGCGTCGGCGTGCTTTTTGAGTTCGGCGTCTACGGTGTCCAGCGTCTCGTGAAAATCAGTCTCGACATCGATGAAATCCGAGGGCTCCGGCTTTTTGAGCTTGTAGTTCTTTGTCAGTTTCATTCCTCTCCCTCCTGCCACTTCTGCGCACTAAAAACGCTCCTCCAGGTTTCCGTTTTCACATCATCCCAGCGGAGCCTTGAGAACCTCGACCAGCGGTTATAGATGAGGACCACATCCAGAAGCATACCGGCGGGTATAATCTCTCCCACAACAGCCTCAATGTTTTCTTTGACGCGCTCCGCGGCCAAGCGCAGTTTAATCGCGACAATTCCTTTTTCGGGTTGCACAATCAGTGTGAAATTACCCTTTCCACACATCGACTCGAGTATTTCCTTGAGCTTACGCTCTGTATACGGCAAATCGCTGGTGTAGCTACCGCGTAACCGCTGCCTACGGCTCTCCAGCGTGTCCGCGGGGGTGGGAAGGATGCCCAGAACCCCCTCAAGCCGAGAAAGTCCATATTCGTCCGCAGTCTCGATGAACATGTTCTGGAAAACCCTGTCTATCGCAACCCAGAGAAGAACGAATTCAGGGTTCTCTGCATCCAACGCGGCGGTGAGTTCCTTGAACTCCGTCATAAATGGCGGAAGATAGGACACCAGATTTACATCCCTCACGCGCTCGCCCCCTTAAACACCGGCACTTCGTAGCGCCCGAGCGTCAGATTGTCCTCCACGCCATTGATTTTGGTCTCTCCAACGTCAACAACGCCCTTGACGCCGAGGATTCTCGTTTCGATTTGGCTGATACGCACCACAATGTGGGTTGACTCCGCCCAGGTTTTCCGGAGCTCCAGTAGATACCCCTTCACCGCCTCGTTGATGGCGGTCTGCAGGTTGCTCCAGCCGTAACCTGTATCAAATGTGATGGTCGTCGTCACCGCAACTGCGACTTCGACAGCGCTCTTCACAGATACCACATGTCCGATCGGTGCGAGCCCATAGCCCCCGCCCGCATCTTTCGGCGGGTCGATTGCGTTCTGCACCTTCTGGATCAGCGTCTCGGACGCCGCATTGTAGTCAGAGTTCAAGATTGTGAGGAGCACTGTGCCGCTCGTTGTCAGCTTTTTCTCGGATGCTGCCGCGTATACGCTTTTCAACCACGTTGCAGCTTCTCCGCTCGTTTTGCCGATAACACCCTCATACCAGGACTTTACGCCGGCGCTCGGAATCAGCTCCGCGGGGCGGATATCTCCACCCCAAACACCTGTCACCTTTGTACTGCCGACACCCGGAATAGCGTTGGTTTTCTCGAGGTAGTCCTGTACATTCCCGCCAAAGGCCTTTTCGTTGAAAGAGCGGAAATAACGCTTTCTGAGCGCCTCAGTGTCCTCTTCATCCTCTCCTGGAACCAAAAGTTCCGTGAGCTCTGCGGTTTCAAGACCCTCGATATACTCAATCGGAATCATGGCCCCAAGGAGCTGATTTCCTCCTGTGCCGGGCGACTCGCACTGTACCTGATACTCTCCGTCCTTGATTTTGGAGATGACCGTATAGTTCACAGCGCCGATGTTAAAGCGCTTTCCAGTCACATCGATGGATGTCGGCGTAAATACTCCCTTTAGAAGCGCTTTTGTTGCCTCGTACGGCGTAATGCCGCGCTCTTTGCATCGACGGATGAGCGGCTCTCTTGACGCGCTGTCAGCGTAGCTTTCAGCAATTAGGGTGTTCAGTTCCACATATAGCCGCTGCAACTCGAGAGCGGCAGGGGACTGCGCATCAAAAATCACAGACCCTTCCCGCTTGTCGAGTTTGTCCGGAACTCTTGAGAGCATCCGCCCGAGGATTTCCTCATGTGTCACGTCATACATTAGACATCCACCACCCTTTCAACCTCGATATCCCCAAAAATCGTATGTGCGGTAAATGTCACTGCCACTTCGCCCTTGGTTGAGGTATCAAACTCAAAATCATCGACACTTTCGATGCGCTCGTCCCATGTGAGCGCCTCCGTGATGCGCCGCTCCAGTTCCGGACAAACGTAGGTCATCGGCTCGCCGTAGAGGTCGAGCAGCTCCACTCCGTAGTTCCACGAGTACATGGCGTACTGGTAGCGCTCCGTGGACAGAATTTTATATATTGCCTGCCGCATCGCGTCCTGTCCATCCGTATAGCCCTGCACGGTTCCGCTCTTTAAATGCATTTTGTAAGTGTGCGTGGGTTGTACCGATATCTCGAAATCCTTTGCGAGGAATCCCGTAGATGATGGAATCATACGCGCCCCCTTTCTGCGCTATGCGCCTAATCTGTCGAGCACAATATATCTCTGCCCGCCCTGCTCTCTGAGGAGTAATACCGAGTCCCCGGCTTGGAGCGGCCGCTCGGCAACCGCGCATCTCGCGAGCAGGAGTTGTGCCGCCCCGAGTGAAAGTTTCTGATCCACGAGGATGGATAGCGGAGCGGGAGCGGTTACCTTCCCGTAGCAAACCTGCACGGGCTTTGACGCTTCCACCGCATCCAGCGCGGCGCGCTTCAGCGTCCGCAAAAATTCGTTTGCATCAGGCAACAAACTCACCTCCTCGGAATGTCAGATCCATAAAATGCTGGTTTTCCTTAAAAGTATGCTTCACCTTTTCTACCAGCATGAAATTCTTCAGATTGAGCCCCCAGAAATTGAGGCTCACAATAATCATGCTCCCCCCGCGGACCCGTATATCCCCAAACGCATTGGAGATTTTCAGGTTGCGGGTCTTCTTGTTGTAGAGATGCAGCAGGGCATCAGCCTTCGCCTGCCCATTCTCGCCCTTGGAGAGCGTGTCAAAATACTGCAAAACTCCCCACTCATTGATATGGGCACCGTCCTGCGCGATATAAACCTCGCGCTTTCCGGTGTCATCATTGTCGTAGGTGAGTTTAATTTTGTTGTACGTGTCGCTGTCGATACTTGACGCGCACTCAAAACTTTCACCGCTCGACTCATCGATCATGAGATAGGTCCCCTGCCCGCCAACCTTCATTGATTCGAGGCTCTTTAATGTGAGCTTCCCAAAATCGTCATACAGAACATACATTTTCTGCGTGTTTTGTAGGGTTAGGTCGAGCGCGTTCCCAATCATGTCAAAAAGCGATGTGTTGTCCTCGACCCGAGAGGCAATCTTATAGCCAGGGGCCTCCAGAGCACCCACACTTAACCGGAAATCGTCCGCAATCATCCGGATCAGCTCCGCCGCGGTCTTATTCTCGTATACGTAGGTGTCTTTGTTGCTCAAATACCGCAACTGGTCGTAGGCCGTTATGGTTACGAGATTGTCCTTGCTCCATTTGCAACTGAAAATAAAGCCAAAAAATACAGGAGCGCCATTCACCTTGAGGCGAACGGCTGCTCCTTCCTGTACTTTCAGCGCAGAGTCACCGAGGACCTTAAAGGTCAGCTTGCCGGGCGAGCCTCTGCGCTCTGTCTCCCACTCAACTCCCTCTTCTACCGCCGGCATGTACGCCTTGGCTCCGGAGGCATCGGAAATCATGAGTTCTATGCTCATCCGTCCTCCTTAATCAAAAGTCCCGTCATCCACCCACCCATAGACATTGGATGCAGAGTTGGTATGGATTAAATGCCATGGATGCGCTTTGCCGGAGCCGTTCGCCGCAGTGATACGCGCCTGACCGGCTTTTGCCGGATAACCCTTTGCGCCCGGATAGGAGCTGAAAAAGTGCGTCCCGCCGTGATAGTTGACAATGTCGCCTTCCTTGTAGCTCTTGCTCTCGGGTTTTGATTCTACCGGCCTGGTCGGCTGTACCTCTGCCTGCGGCTGCGCATCCGGTGGCGCGTCCGGAGCGGGCTGTTTCAGCGTTACTGTTTTTGTGCCATAGCTCCGGTACTGTTTGAGCTTGATTTTTACAATGAGGTCAAAACCCTCTTTGGCCTGCTCGGTGATAGTGTAGTCCTCGAGCGAGACTTTCATGTTGGTGGAGAAAAACACTCCCCCGCGGGGCTTTACGCGCGAAACGATGAACTGAAAGGGTCCCCTCCGCATCTTGAGTTTTTGAAAATACCCGAGATAGTAGGAGGCCTTCAAGAATTTCTTTTTGTATTTCGCAAAGGGGTATCTTGTCTGAGGGATTCGGCACTCGAAGTCGATTTCCGTCAACTCCGGGCGCCGAAGGATGTTGATTTGTCCCTCATCCATCAGGGTGAGCGTGGTGTTTCCGCCGTTGATTTTTACAGTCAGCTTGCTCGGGGTAATCGGCAACAAGCACTTTCCGAGATAGAAATCATATCCGTTTCTGCTCATTACGCGTGCACCCCCTCCTCGATTACGTTTGCGGCCTCGTTGACTGCGTCCGTGAGTCTGGATACCACACCATCCAAATCCATGGATCCGCGAATATTGTTATTGTTCGTCTGCTCAATCGTGATTTCGGCAGTCGTAAAGCGGTTGATTGCCTCCTGCTCCGCGATATCACGAAGATATTTGAGGTCTTCCTCGGTGATGTCCAGCGCGTCCTTGATTGCTCCCGTATTGCCGGCAATGTCGTTTACGCCGCCACCGATTCCGCCGACCTGGTCTCCAAGCGCCGCTGCAGCATCTGCCCCCGGGATGCTTGTTCCAAAACCAGACGGATTAAACTTATCGCCGCCAACCCCCAACTTGCTTCCGAAATTGTATCCGGCATCCCAGGCGCCGCTATATTCAAAACGCTGGAGGTGATAGTCTTCGGCGCTGACTTTTGCCATAACCTCTTCGCCTCTTCCGTAGGTCGAGTCAACCCAGCCTTTTAAATTACCACGCCATCCGGAAACGGAACCGGCAAGGTTGGAGCCAAACAGGGTATCAATAGCACCCGCAAGCGCTTCGAGGAGCGAAAGAATCGTATCCGCAAGGTCAAAAAACAGTCGCGCAATCGATGCGACCGGATCGTTGAAAACATTGGCGAAGAAATTCGCGAAAGCTGCAATGTAGTTCCAGAGTGCGGCGAAAACATCCATCGTGAAGTTAATCATTGCAACAAAGATGTTTCCAATAAACGCCCCCGCTACCGCAATCGCTCCACTCACGATACCCACAGCAGACAGCGTTGTTCCTGCAAATTTATTGACTGCTGCAACGCCTGCAAAAAACAGCGCCACTAGCGCCATTACAGCCAGCACAATCCACGTGATGGGGCAGGCAAGCAAAGCCGTATTAAAGCCCAGTTGAGCAGCCGTAGCGGCTGCCGCAGCACCCGATGCACCCGCCTGTTTTGCCTTGTAGTCCGCCTTGGTAAAGAGCTTGTCCTCTACGCCGTCGTCCGTGCGTCCGGGCGTCTTGTAGTCCTTGAGCAGGATGACCCAGCGGAAGACAAAGAAGTAAATCGCGGTGAAGCACAGACCAACGGCGATCTGCATGAGGTATGTTGCATAGTGATACGGGAAGAGCGGAATCCAGTTCTGCACGAATGCGTCGATCAGACCGCCGCCGAAGTTGCCCGAGAGCCCGATTGCATAGAGCGTTGCGGAAAGCGTCGCCGAGAGCAGCGCGTGAATCAGATAGAGCAGAGGCGCGACAAAGAGGAAGGTGAACTCCAGCGGCTCTGTGATGCCGCAGAGAAC